CTCCAATCTGATTTCTTAAAAAATTTAATATGATTCGTTTATCAGTTTCAGAAAAATTTTTAGTGTGATTAATTATTTTTTTCGCCTTATCCGCAGTTATTACTCCAGCTCTCACTACATCCATAATTTCATCGATTTTTGTATCTTTTCTAATTTTTTCAAGATAACTTAATATTTCTTTTTTCTTATTTTCCGCTATTTCAATAGTCCCGTTTATTTTTTCAGCAATTCCCTGCAGCTTAGTCGTTTTCTGTATAATTTCAATATTTTCAGTTTCTTCTTCTGTAATCTGTTCCTTGACTTTTATTTTTTTTGCTTCCATCTGCTGATTATAGAGTTTTGGATTCAGAATGTATTCTTTCAAGGATATGTTAAGATTAATAATGTCAAATTCCCCTTTTTCCCTATTAAAAAAGGAGTTTTCTTCAGATATTTCGGTAATTAAGAATGGAAATTCTCCAAACACTTGCCCAGCCAGTACTAGATTACCATACTCCCCTTTTTCCCACATATCAATCAATTTTTTTTTATCTTCCGTTAAATTTTTAGTGAGGAAGCTATTTAATGTTATTGAAAAATTTACTTCGGATAATTCTCTTCCCTGATGTCTTAACATTCCTATCCCATATAATGGTTGATGTTCACTTATTTTTGATTTATAGATCCTTGCTATTTGATTATTCAGACTAAATACTTTTTCTTCAGATATTTCAAATACTATATCACCAAATGCTCCAATCATTATTGTGGTCCTCCTGTTTTATCTCCTCCCTGTGTAACTCCGCTATGAGTATGTTTATTGAGATCAATACTTCCGCCCGTTACTGTTGTTCCACTTATGTTAAGATCCCCATCAATTATAATTTTGGGTATATTTAAAATAAGAATGCCATTGTCATAACTCCACGAGTTCCCATCAGAAAAAGTTCTTCTTATTTCATTTTCATTTTTTATACCTCCTCTCATAGGGCAGCCAATTATCACGCCCTGTTCAGGCATTTCAGAAAAAAATAGACAATATACAGTTTGGCCTATTCCAAGAGTATAGTTATCTCTATGACTTTCTGAAAAGGGTACAATAATATTAAGCCAATCAGTTGTCTTATTATCATCTCCCAATAACAAAACTCTTGCTTTCCCATTTTTATAGTCAATATCACTAACTTCTCCTGCTTTTAACATTTCAATCAATTTAATCATCTACTTTCTTTTACTAGATTTGTTATTAACTTTTGACTTTCATTTAGCATCTTTTTCCTATTGTTTCTTTTGTGTCTGTTTCTTGGCATTTTTAATTGCATTTTCTCTTGCACCAATTTTTGATGCTTCGATTTCACATGTATAATCTGTGCTTATATCATGTCCAACCTTATCAAGTACATATTTTCCTGAAAATTTTCCAAAACTTGTCCCCAACTCTATAACCATACCCGCCATATAGTTAAGATTGCCGTCCAAAGTCAATGTTATTGTGTACTCCTCTTTCATATTTTCCTTCAGAATTTTTTCAGCTACCTTTCTGGATTGCGTTTTACCTTTTGTCTTTATTTTTTTTATGTTCTCCTTTTTTTTTCGTTTTGGTTTTTCTTCCGCTTTTTCTTTGAGTTTCTTTTTTGCCTCCTGATACCTGCTGCTCATCTGTTCTTACCTCATTTCTTTTCTCCAACTCATCTTTAGTTATTGATTCCTTTATCAATTTTTTCTTATCTGGATCATAATAACTTACTTCAACTTTATCGTATATATCTTTATTTTTCTTTTTTAAAGAAAATGAACGTATCCGGTAATCATCTACTTCAAATTTATCAATCACTTCATTTTTTTCTATTTCCTCATCAGAAAATATAATAATTTTGTCATCATTAACTTTCATATTCAAGGCTATTTCTTTAATTATCCTATCCAGAAAAGCAAGATCTGTCTCATTATTCTGATCGAGCCTTTCAAAAAAATCATTTTCAGCATATATTTCTGAATTCATTTCATGTTTATTTGCAATTTGTGTAACCAGCTCTTTTAGTGTTATGTTTTCCCACGCTTTAGTATTTTTTTGATCACGTAAATTCTGATCAAGTGGTAAAGCTATACATTTTAAGCTTAATGTTTGATTCTCAAAACTTGGCTCATCTACATAAAAAGTTCCAAGATCTAAAAATTTACCTGTGTCATCATTTTCTTCATAAAGACCTACTAAAATCTGCGCTTGTTCGTCAGGATACCATTCGTTAAACCATCTGTAATCAAGATTTTCAAGATTTATATCCAGATCGTCTATAGCATTTTTAGCGTTATCAGTGTAATTCAGTGATGAAATAGAATGTGCTATATCCTCGCTTATATCAATTTTATTGAAAATCACTATCACTCTTATGTTTCTCGCTAATGGCATTTATTTACCCCCTTTTCCATGGCGGTAATTTTTCTTCCGGAATTTTTGTTTCAAAATTTTCTCCAATATCAGAAATTATAATCGGAGTACCAGCATCAAATATAGCTATATTTATAAGATTCAGATTATTTCTTATGATTCTGTGGAAATATTTCTCATTTCCTAATACTTTGAATGCTATTAAATCCCATGTATCTCCGCTTACTGTATGATATACCATGACTCTAGCCATTATTATACGCCACCCTTCTTTTCCTGTTCTCACGTTCTCTCAACGCTTTATCTATTTCTCTCGCTATATCAGGAGCATTTGTATTATTCCCTGCATAAATTGTTATAGTTATTGTATCTCCTCCTATATTCACTCCACTATTTTTAGAAAATCTTGAAATTCTATTTTTTAAGCCGCTCACATTATCATTAAAACTGCTTCTTGTTTCACGATTATTAAGAATTTGTGTCCCTCTTGGTAAATTAAGAAGCATTTTATTTTCAGCAAGAAATGCTGGTTTACCTGGAATTTTAATCATTTCAGCTCCACGTTCAGCAACAGTAGTAAGTCCACCAGACCAGTAATTTGTTCCTGCAGCATTCATCCCTAGCAATCCTTTAAATCCAGTTGTTATTGGATTGTTAGCAACTGCAGTTTTTATATCATTCCACTTTTGTTTAAAATAGCTTACTACACCATCTATGGCTTTCTTTAAACTTATTGCTATAGAATCAAATGCACTTTTTATTCCATCCCATACTTCCTTTGCCACGGATTTCATTTTATTCCATGATTCAGAAAAGAAATTTTTTACAACTGTAATACCGCTTTTTATAGCATTCCACAATGCCGTTGCTTTACTTTTTATTACATTCCATACAGCAAGGACTATGCCTTTAATTAAATTCCATACAAATCTTACAACAGCAACTAATCCTCTCCATAATGCTTTTATAATCATAATTCTAATTCTGATTTGGATGACAACATATACAATAGCAACAACTATTATCATTTTTATTATTGTCCACACTACTTTTATTGCAAATGATAATGTTTTCCATATAGCTTTTATAATAGTTACTGCTACTTTTATTGATGTCACAATTATTTTAATCACAGCTAAGATTGCAACTTTTATTATGTTCCAAATTAAAATAATAGCTGGTTTTAAAATAGCCCATATTACCTTTATTATAGCCATATAGACCCTTATATAAATTGCTATTCCCTGCATTACTACTCTTACAATTGCTTTAATAGCATTCCATATTTCTATTACTGTAGGCCTTATAATAGACCATATAAGTTTAATAAACTGCACTTTTTCTTTAATATTATTAACAATTACATTTAAGACTGCAACTATAATAGGTTTAATTCCATTCCATATTGATATAAAAAAAGTTCCAATGGCTTTAAATATTGAATTTACAGCTTTTTTAAACCATATACATTTATTATATAGTATAACTAAAACTGTAATTACAGCTATAATTCCTGCAATTATCAGAAAAACAGGATTTGCTGCAAAAGCAGCCCCTATTGCAGTTCCTATTTTTTTTATAATTCCTACTACTCTTGATAATATAGGAAATGCATTTTTAAATCCTTCAGCAAAGCTTCCTGCCATTTTAAATTTATCAAAAATGAGTAAGAGTTTTGATATTCCGCTAAGAAACGGAGCGATTCCTTTAGCAATACCGCCTGTAGTAAGTTTAAACAATGCAAATGCTGCAACAGCCTTTAGTATTGTTGCAGTTAATTGAGGATTTTTTTGTACAAATTCTGAAAACTTTTTAATTACTGGTTGCATATCCCCTAATACTTTTTTTAGTGCAGGTGCAAAAGAATTTCCCAAATCTATCCCTATATTAATCAACTGGTTTTTCATATTCAATAAGTTATTTTTCAGGGTATTCATTCTATTTGCATATTCCTTATCAACACTTCCTGCTGTTTGAGTTTTATCTTTTACTGCATCTAATGTTCCTTTTAAGTCTTCAAGATGATTTACCATATCTGAGACTGACTGTATAGATTCTTTTCCAAACAACTGTTTCATTGTTGCAGCTCTTACGTGAGGTGGTAACTCCCGTAACCTACTTAGAACTTTTAAAATTGCCTGTTCTCCATTTTGTGACATTTCCTTTGCAACTTGAACTGCATCAAAACCCATTGATTCAAAAGCATTTCTCTGTGCTTTTGTCGCAGCTGCTCCTGATGTTAGTGCTAATGTCATATTTTTTAATCCCGTTGCTGCAACTTCTGCATTTTCTCCACTTGATACAAGAGTAGCTCCAAAGGCTGCAACAGCCTCCTTAGATAATCCTGCTATTCCTCCAAGACCTGCAACCCTTTGAGAAATATCAACAACTTCTGTTGCTGATGTTGCATAATGATCCGCTAGATAATTAATTGTATCTGCATATTGCATAACTTGAGTTTGATTCAATCCAAGCTGACTACGAGTTTTTGCCAAAAATTGTCCTGCTGCTTCTGTGTTCATATCAAATGCGACTTTTATCTTCATAGCATCTTCAGTAAATTTTTCAAGTTCTTTTGTCTGTATTCCCGCCTGCGCTCCTGCACCTGCTATCTCAAATATTTGTCCCTGTGATAAAGGCGACTTATCAGAAAGTCTTCTCATAGCTTGATAAAATTTTGTCTCCATTTCTTTTGAGCCAAACTCAGCTATTTTTCTTAAATCCGCCTGACTTTCTTCTAAATCCATAGCAAGCTTTATAGGAACTATAACTGCACCAGCCATTTTTAGTCCGGAACTTATTTGCTTGTCTCCATAATTCCTCAAATTACTGACAGCTTCTTGTCTTACTTCATATCTTTTCTGTGCTTCCTTTAAATCATTAGTTCTTTTCAGCTCTTTATTAACTTTAGAAAGAGAGTCCCTATATGTTTTTAATGAATGTCCTTCTTCCTCTATTTTACTTCGAGCTTTTTCAAATTGTTTCAGCTGTTTGTCTTTTTGTAAATTAAGTTTATTAACATATTTTTCAGCTTCTTTAACTTTCTTAGCTAGTTCATCATTTCCTTTGCCACTGCGTTCATATTCTACTTTAAGCTTTGCCAAATGTTTTGATGCTTCTTTATATTCTTTGCTCACTTTATTGAAATTTTCTCTAGCTTTATCCATATTACTAAGCTTTTTTTGGACTTTTTCTAACTCTGAAGCACGTTTTGAAAAATCCTGAACACTTTTAGAAGCATTTTTTATTCCTTGAGCAAACTGAGATATCCCTGAAACAGCACCTGATACTGCTGCACCAATAACAATACTCCATTCTAAACTTTTAGACATTTCTTTTTTATCCCCCTTTCTTTTTTTTCAACTAAGTGGTATAATAAATCAAATAGAATTCACAACAGGAGTTGAGATTAATATGAAAACTATAAAATTTAATGATAAAAAACATTATAACCCGTTAGAAATTTCAATAATTATAATACTTGGAATTATAATCTCTTTTCCAGTTTTGGCTTTACTCACAATATTTTTAATGTTTATGTTTACCATAAGCCCTTTAATTACAATATTTGCAATAATTTTTATTATATTTAAGATATTTTTATTAAAAGACGGCATATAAATGCCGTCTTTTTTATTCATTATTCATTTCTTCCTGTCTTTCTTTTTCTTCTTCTGCCAACTGATCTGCTCTTAATATCCAATAGTCAAGTTCATCTAAATTACATTCCATGAGTGTTTCATAACTTATATTCATTTTAAAATAATTAAGAACCATCAACAAATCAGTTATGCTGTCTAAAAAACACTCTATAAATCCGTTTCCATTTGTATCTCTTCTTTCTTCTCTTCTCCTGTTCCCCAACCTTTTAACAAAAAAGTTTTTGTGTTATTCACAACTCTAAGATAGTCCAATGCTCCCAGTTTAAGTAGGTCTCCGTATTTTATTCCTGTTGCTTTTTCAGCAACAGTTAAAGCCCAGCCATCATCAAAATCCTTAAAAGAGTCTTCATTACTATTTTTAAATCTGGCCTTGTAATTTCTGTTACATTCTGAAAAGCTATTTCCATTTAAAGATTCCATATCTAAATCTATTTCAGTATATTTTTTACTTCCAAGCGTATATTCTTTTGTCAATTTTATTATCATATATTCTATCTCCTTCTAATTAAATATGTCCTAATAAACTTCTTATTACATGATTTGTATCTCCATTTACATTTGATATACCGTTAAGTACATCTATTTCATTAATTGTTTTTCCTCCTATAGAAAGTTTATAATATGTGACACTTAAATCAAAACTTCCTTCAAATTTTTGACCACCTTTAATTTTAGGTCCATCAAATTTTGTAAAGAATCCTCTGATCGTAGCATCTACTCCTGTAACTTTTGGGGAATGTGTGGTTCTATCAAGTTGCTGCAACGCTCCAAGACATTCCAGATTTATAAAATCATTATTGTTGAAATTTAATAATGTATCATTTATACTATCCATTTTAACTTTCACAGACATTTTTTTATAATGTCCTATAAGTGGGACTTCAAGCTCTGCAGTCATTCCAAATTGTTCTGTTGTTACGGTTGAATATTCAATGCTAGGGAGTTCAACCTCTCCCACTCCTTCAAGATTATTAGTTCCATTTATATATATGTCGGCATCAACTAATGCTACAGGTAAATTTCTTCTTGGCATTTATCATGTCTCCTTTCTTATTATTTTGCTAAACTGTTTGCAAACTCAGTCAAAGCATTTACATCATATTTTTTCATAAATGTCATAGATTTCATTCCTGGTATGATTCCCAGATTTATAACCCAGGTTATGTCTCCATTTATGACATCTAATATACTGTTATCTTCGGCAGATAACACTGTACTTGCACTCAAAAGGTCATTTCTTGCAACTAACGCATTTAGCCTTATGTTCATTGATTTAGTTACAGTTTCAGCTAGTTTTTTTGAAAACTTCTTGTCCACTTTATCAAAATAGCTTATAACAAGTTCATTTCCTATATATTTAAACATCCTACGTGTATAAATGAATTTGTCCTTAGGATCTGTTACCATTGGATTTTTTGCTGTTTCCGATCCCCAGCATTTCCATCCTTTAAAATTTATTGCTGTAACAACTCCATTTTTATTCAAGAGATTTGCCTGCTGCTCCTTATCCAATATTATTTCTTCATATTCCCCACTTGAATTTTTCCATAACAGTCCATCACATTTATACGCATGATTGGAAGCTCCTTGCGAAGGAACTCCACTATTTTCATTATCTATCCTCATCGAAAGTGCCGCATAATGAATCGATTGAAAATATCTTTTTCCAGATAATGTTAGCATCCCATATAAAATAACCTGGTCATTATCATTAATATTTTTATCATCTTTCCATTTTGAAATCTGATCAAATGATTTATCAATCGGAGAGTTTATTAACGCAACTGATTCAAACATTTTTCCATTAATGTTCTTAACCTTTGTAGCCATAACTGCTGCCACATCACTCTCGTGTGAGAAATCAGGTACATCTACAAATGCAGGAAGCTCTGAAAATTTTAGAAAAACTTCATCTAGAAGTTCCAACCCTGTTCTTTTCATTGTGTTTATCTCATAGCCTCCGATTGCTTGAGATTTTGTAACCGATGATAAATCAACTTCTTCAAATTCAACGTCAATTTTATTCCCATTAGATGGTTTTGCAAAAATTTCAAGACCTTTTTCTGTCCACATCAATGTTGCATCGACAATTGGTTGGCTATCAATATTATTCTTAACAACAACTGATTCAGGGATTATTTTATGGTTGGGTATTATTGTACTACCTGTTGCAACTGATAATCCTGTCAAAGTTGTTCCCGTTTTTTTATGCTTTTCAGGATTTAAAATATTGACAACATAAAGTGGAGCTACTCCATACAGTTCAAAAAAAGTTTTAACTGCCTGTGAAATGGAAAAATCCTGATCATATGTATCTCCAAAATAAGATACTGCTTCCTTGAGAGTTCCTAATCTAACTACTTCATTAACTTTTCTGTTTTCCTTTTTCACTTTATGGATTGGTGCTGTACCAACTATAAAATATCCGTAATCCAATACAACAGGTAAATTAATGTCACTTGTTGTTTCAGACTGGTATGTCCCGTGCTTGTATGCCATTACTATTCACTCCTTCCTTTTATTTCTTCTTTTATACTTTCCGTTATACTTTCAAAAAGCTTTTCATTTTGTTGAATCTTTCCTAGTTCTTCAATGTCTATTAAAACTTTTTTTAGTAAAGGATATTTTTCAATTTTCTCTTTTATGATATCTGTTTCATAATATACTGTTCCTCTTACAAGGCGGAACTCTTTAAAATCAAGATTTCCACCAAGATAAATATATTGTTTTGTTTCTTCCATATTTTTCTCCTATTCTTTTATTGGTTCAACCGGATATGCATACACAGTAAATATTATCCTTGAAAATATAAAATCACCAAATTCATCACTGTAATATTCACATTTAAATTCTCTGTCCTGTCTTATTGCCATTCCTCTTTTATCCCATAGTTTTCCTAATAATTTTCCACGAAGTTCATCACCTTTGGCCAAATTATCTATGTAATTTTCATTTTTTGTACCTATTATTATCTCAAATGTTGCGTCACAATTGTACACATCTATACCGTCTCGCGTCTGTGTGAAATCTAAAACCCTTAATGTCATACATGGAAAAAAAGCCTTTTTTAATCCTGTATTTTTATCAACCTCCCCGTATTTTCTTACAGGAAGGCTTCCTCGGAATATTTGATATTCTGAATTTTTGAATTCTTCACATAAAAATTCATACAAACTTTTTTCAACAATTTTTATACTCATTTTTCTACATTGACATAAGTCTATTTAACTCATGTTCAAACCTTTCATTTAATTTCTGCTCCATAAATGCATCAAGTTCAGGTAAAAAATCCCTGTTACCTAACATCTGAGGTGCGGATGGTCCAAATTTTCTTTTGATAGGAGTACTTCCACTTCCTATTCTTTCAAATGCTCCGAGTCTTCCATCTTTATATGCAATGAACGTTCTTTCATTTAAAGAAATTTTATTTCCATTTTTTACGGTTGCAGTAACAGGTACTTTACCAATTCTTGTGTTTGGATTTAATTGAAATTTATCAAGTCCTAGATAATTTCCTTTAGAATTAATTTCGGTCATTAAATTTCCAGGGTTTGCCCTTTTTACAATCAAATTTTTTAAAAGTTCTCCATATTTTACTGTATATGTCTTTCTAGCATTTTTTACAGTTCTTGTTTTTGACATCTCAGTAACTCGGTTTAATGCACTTGATAAAGCTCGCGGTGCCTTTTCAGGAAATTCCATAAATTTTTCTTCCAATTCTTGAAGAAAATTTTCATCAAAATCAATAGTAAACATTTCATCAGCTCCTAATAATCGTCATACCTATATAAATCTAATTCATATATACCAAAATTCTCTTTACAGTTAGCGATTATCCACTCTTTATTGTCAAAATCTATTCTTATATTTCCTTCAGGTTTATATTTCAAATATTTTTTATCAATAAATACTGTAATTCCTTCTTTATATATGCCACTTTCAATATTTAATTTTCCACTTATAATTTTTTCCTGAAAAATATCCTCGTCTGTCACACATACAATATCCGTACCATTCAAATTATGAGTTTCTCCAAAATCTCTCGGATTTAAAAATGTATTCTGTATATCGTTTTCCAAAACATCTTTAAAATTCATACTCTCACCTATTTTTTCTTACTTTTACCTGCCTTTTTTAAATCTTCTAAATCTTCTGAATCCTTATTTGTTTCTTCTTCAGAAAGTAATGCGTCTTTATCTTTTTCTGTTACGTCATCTCTAGAATTCGAATCACTTTCTATGATTAATCCTCTTTCAATACAGTTTTCCAATATTTCTTTTTCTAATATTTGAACTTCTTCTCCAATTTTATACATTTTTCCTTCATAGACAAATGTATTTTTAACCATATATATCGCCATTATCTACCACCTACTTAACTTTTAACACTTTTAATGATTTAGTATTTAGCGGAATAGTTACTGGTTTTGACATTGTACGGATTGTAATAGTGTCATTTTCTTCTTTCACATGAGTTCTAGGAATTAAATCACCTTCTAAAATTCCATCACTAATTGTACTTACAGCTCCAAATTTTACTAAGTTACCTTTCGGTGCAAATAAAGCTGTGTAATCCGGAATAATTGCTTTTGTCTTAGTTTGTTTTGTAGCTTTATCCACATAATCGTAATATTCCTGATATTCAAAAACATCAATTCCCAATCCAGTCAATGTGCCAATATAACTTGCACCATTTACACCCTCAACTTCAGGTCTTATATCCCCAAAATAAGCATTTCTAAGGTTCATCATATTTTGTACAGCTTTATTGTTAATAAATAATTCCGCAGCCAACGGATCAAGAATTATCGCTTCTGGTCTAGTTCCTCCAGCTTTATTAATTTCACTTAATACAGCCTTTATATCTTTTATTGGGTCAGAATTAGCATTGTCCCAAGTTGAAGCAACGGTTGTATGATGTTCCGTAGAAGAGTTATCATAATATTTGATTGTATCTGATACTCCTTCTCCTTCAATTGTTGTTTGTAATTTATATAATGTTTCAGCTGCCATAGCTTCCCAACGTCTTGCAATCTGTTCACTTTGTTCCTGCAAAGTTTCAGCAATTTTTTTCTGTCTTTTTGTATCAGGATCACTTTGTGAAAACGGATTTTCTCCTGGCAATCTTTCAAAGATCAGTTCATCTGCATGAAATGTCTTTTTAGGAGCCACTGCATAAGGTTTGAATGTTCTTCCTGAAAATGTATCTTTTGGCATTTCCTCTCCGTCAACATATCTATCGACAAATGGAGCCATCAATCTTCTACCATTTTTAAATTCAATAGTTACTGTTTCCGTATCCAAATTTTCCCTATTTGCAAAAAACGTATCAAATAAAAATGTTCTTGGTCTCGGCATTGCCTCTGTTACTAAAAATAATGTTCTTAAACTCAAATCTAAATTCATACTCATTGTTATTCCTTACCTCCTAATGTTCTTAAATAAATATTTCTGTCGCTGCATAACTCAATTACTTTTTCTTTTGTTGCTGTACCGAAATTTACTTTTTCAATATTAAATTCCCCTTCAGTATAAATAGTTGTTTTTGTTGGAGCTCCAGTTGCATCGGCAGCTCTTGTAACAATTCCGAATACTTTTCCAGTATCAGTTATTATTGCACCATCTTTATCCACAATATCTCCTCTTTTCACAGTTTTTCCAACTTGTAAAGTAAGCTCCGCTACAACCAACTCTTTTTTCCCAACAATTAAATGATCTGGCTCATTTGTATAATCATATTTCATAATTATTTACCACCTTTCTTAAAAAATGCTAAAATTTTATTTGCTGCTTTTTGCTCATCATTAACCCCATCATCATTACCTTTC